TTAGAATACAGATTGCCAGAAGAGATACTATTTGAGACTAAGATTAAGAAGGTATTAGATGAAAATGATTATGGTGTTTTAAAAAGAACTTTAATAAGAGATGTGGTAGATTGCAATTTTGCATCTACTAAAGTATACTTTGACTCAAACCATAATATTAAAATTAAAAGGGTTAAGCCTGAGAATTTAATATACAATGTATTTGAGACAGACAATGGAAAAGACCTAGGATACATAGGAGAGGTTAAGCCTATGAAGATTTCGGTAATCAGAAAAAAATATAATCTAGATGAAGAAACGCTATTCAAATTGGCTCAAAAAGCTTCTCGTGAACTTAAAAGGTCTGAAAACCTTTATTGGAAAGATTCATATAAATACACAGAAATTAGGCCCTATGATGACTACGCAGTACTTGTCTTTGACTTTGAAGTAAAGACTACTGATGTTGAATACACGGTAAAGACTGAGAATAAATTTGGCAATGTACTTGCTATACCTAAACAAGGTAGACCAGTAGCACCAGAAGGACAAGAGTTGGCTGGTGAGGTTATTGAATCCAAGATAATGAACATTTACCATGGAGTATGGGTATGTGAGACAGAGGTAATGTTAGAGTGGAATTTAACTTCTAATACTATTAGACCTTATAATAATGGAGTAGATGCTATGTTTAGCTACTCAGTTATATGTCCTAATGCTAATGGTTCTTTAATACCTTCTATGATTGAAAAGGCAATGGGCCCAATTAGACAGATGTTAGTCATTAGATTAAAGATGCAACAACTAATTGCTTTAATGAAGCCAGATGGTTTTGCGGTTGATATAGAAGGATTCTCTGATGTTGACTTAGGATTAGGTAATACTATTGAGCCTTTAAAGCTAATGAAGATATACGACCAAACAGGTAGAGTATATTGGAATTCTAAAAATGATGATGGTACATCTAAGGCATTCCCAATTACGCAATTACCTAATAATGGTAATGTAGCTCAATTAAATATGCTAATTGGTCAATACAATTTTGAGTTAGACAGATTAAGAGAAGAGATGGGTATTTCTGAATACAGAGATGGCTCAAGTGTTCCTGTAAAGACTGGTCTTGGTGTAATGCAAAGCCAAATACAAGCATCTAATTCAGCTACAGAGTATATTTACGATGGGTTCTCTACTCTTATGGAAGAGACTGCTGAAAAAGTTTCTATGATGTTATGGGATTCCGTAGTGTTTAAAGCTAGCAAGTATAAAGAATTTGAGGGTTATGATTTGAGTCTTTTAGATATGACATTTGATGTTAAAGTACAAATGATGCCTGATGACAAGGAGAGAGCAGAATTAAATAACCTAATGATGCAAGCCTTGCAATCTGGAGCATTAACCTATGAGCAGGTATTTAAGATTAAGAATATTGATGATGTTAAATTAGCTGAATTGTATTTAGCTAAAAGTATGAAGAAGGCTAAGAAGGAAGCAGAAGAAAATGCTCAAAGAAACTCTCAAATGAATGCTCAGATTCAGCAACAATCAGCTCAACAGAAGATGCAACAAGATGCTCAATTGGAGCAATTGTCTTCTCAAGGGAAAATGGCTGTCAATAAAACTAAGGGAGATTCAGATAGGGATTTAGAATTAATTAAGTTCGCTACTAATATGTATATGGAGTCTTTAAAAACAGGGCAACCATTACCAGATGATATTAAACAAATGGCTGATTCTATTTTAGGTACAGCTGTTCAAGAGAAGATGCAACAAAAACAACAAGAGCAAATGCAAGCTCAACAACAAGCCGAACAGGCTCAGCAAGCTCAACAAGAGCAACCTCAAGAAGGTGCTGAATAATATGTCTTTCTTTGTGTGTGTTTTCATAGATTAAAGGGGGTGACTATTCTTAGTCGCCTCTTTTTTTGTAATATAAAAAACATTATATTTGTGCTAGTTTAGGACAAGTAAATCCCAAAAACAAAATATATGGAAATCACAGACATCGTTCAGCAGTACGCTACTGAACAACAACAAAAGAACAGTTCTTTAACAGAAACAACAGAAGCAACAACCGAGAATAACTCGGCAGTACAGGAACAAGCAGCAGTACCAACTGCTCAAGAAGTCCCGGCTGAACAAACAATAACTCCAGTAGAGACTAGAGACCTAGACCCTTTACAAGAGTTTGCTAGAACTTTATCTGAACAGCAATTAAAAGAAGTTGAAGAAGCTCAGGTTTCACAACCTATTCAACAAGAGATTGTTGAAGAACAACCATTGCAAGAAGAAGAAGTTTTAGATGAGGAAGATTTTATTAAACAAAGAACAGATGGCAGATTTTCATCTTGGGATGAATTGCAAACTGCTTTGGAAGAGCAACAAACTCAACAAATAAAATTTGAAAATGAAGCTTCTGAAACATTATATAATCTCATAGCTGAAGGTAGAATTAATGAGGTGGCTGATATTCTTTACAATAAGAAGATAGCTGATGAGATTAAAACAAAATCAGATGATGAGGTATTAAAGTCTTTTATCAAATTTCAAAACCCAGAGTTTGACAATGATGATATAGAGGCTGAATACCAAGAAAAATATTCTATAGATGAGTTTGCGTTTGACGAATCCAAGCTCAAAAGAGAACAAAAAAAATTGAATCAGAAAGTCAAAAATGACGTATCTGAGGCAAGAGAGTTTTTTGAAAGTATGTCTGAGGAAATAAAATTTCCGCAATATACGCAACAACAACAGGTTGAACCTCAAGAAGATACGGAAGCCCAAGAAGAAAGGCAGAAGTTCTTAGATAGTTTAAACGGTGTTGAATCGCGTATAGGGTCTATTCCATTTAATTGGAAAGACGATAAAGCAAGTCTTAGCATAAATGGTAAGTTTGAGATTCCTGCGCAGGAGGCATCAAAGTATCGTGAAGCGGCAGAGAGTTTACAGGATTATTACGGAGAAAGATACTACCAAGATGGTAAGTACAACTCTGAAAGACTCTTAAAAGATTTGTATATTGCTGATAACTTTGAGAAGATAGTTCAGTCTGTGATTAGCCAAACGGCAAATCAAACAAGGATTGAAATGTTGAAACAAAGAAAAAATATTACCACAGATACAGAACAACAAGGAACTTACAGACCAAGTGCCGCAGACGAAGAGAAGTCTTTATTAGACAAACTTTTTATGGGGCATAGAAAACAAAATCAGTATTAAAAAATTAAAATAAAAAAATATGGCTAATACATTGCCTACTTACGCGCAGGCCGGCATCGCTACATCAGCGGTGAATCGTACCTTGCTTAACAACCTAAATATTTTTGACCGTTCTTTTGAAAAGCAATTGGTCCATATTTATGGTAACGAGAACTACGCTTTAGTTCAAATGGCTTTAGGAAACTCAGTAATGGAAGCAAAATCTGACAACAGAGCTTTCTACCACTATGAGAAAAGAAGTTTGCATTCAGTTGTAGGAGTTAAAGCTGCTGTAGTTTCTCCATCTGCTGGTGCAACTGTTACTGTTAGTATCGGTAGTTCTTCTGCTTCTACTTATGCTAATGATGCTAACTATTACAACTCTTCTATTCCTTTAAGAGTAGGTGAGGTTGTTCGTATTATGACTTCAGGTATTGAGGGACAAGTTGTTGCGGTAACAAACAGTTCTTACCCTGCTACTGCTGACATTCGTCCTTTAAGAGCTGCTGATGCTTTTACATCTGCTGGTTCTGCTAACTTATTAACTACAGATTTCTTATTATTAAGAGGTGCGGTTAACATTGGTGAGAATTCTGCAAAATTAAATGGTATCGCTCCAATCTTAGATAGAATTACAAATACTACTACTGAGCATAGAGATGATTTCACAATTACTGACCGTGCTGATATTGAAAAGAATGAGGTTGATTTTGGTAATGGACAACATTATTACTACTACCTTGCTATGGACGATATGAACAAGCGTTACATGAACAATGCTTTCTTCAAAATTATGGAGGGTGTTGCAGTTGATAACTTAGGTTCTTATGGTGCTTCAGTTGGTACATTAGGTGTTATTCCAAGAGTTGCTGCTGCTGGTTCTACTATTCAGTACACAGCTTCTACTGGTCCAACTATCGCTAATATCCATACTTTGACTCGTACATTGAATTTCTATGGTTCTCCGGGTGAGTACCACTTCTTACAAGATATCTATCAAAGACAAGCGGTTAATGACTTATTGTTTGGTTCTTACAACAATGGTGCTATCCGTTATGCTTCAGTAGGTGGTTCTGAAGAGGCTTCAGTTTCTTATGGTTTCAACTCTTTCTCAATTGATGGTTTCACATTCCATTTCTACTTGAACAATATGTTCTCTCCAGAATCGGTTTACAACTTCAATCCGGGTTCAGCTGTTCCTGAGAAGCGTAACTATGGTGTATTAATTCCTCAAAAAATCAATAGCGATGCTAAGACTGGTAAGCAATTCCCTTCTTTCCAAATCGTGTTCCAAGAGGTTAACGGACAAAGAGTATTGACTACTGAAACAGGTATGTTAGCTCCAAGTAACAAAACTACAGATGCTCAAAAGACCATCTCTATGTTAAGTTATCCGGGTGTTAGAACATTTGCTGCTAATCAGTACGCAATCTTCCAAGGAGTTTAGTCTTAACAGATTAGATTATACAAGAGCCCTCCAG